TTTCTCGCCATCTTTCCAATGAAAGAACCCACGAGTCAAGACTCTATCTTGCAACATACCATCATTGTAATCAATCTGTTGGTATATTTTAGTCAAGTTATAGATTGACGATTTGGTCTCATCTCTAAAAGCATGCGACTCAGTCCTTGGGAATTGACGATAGAATTCATTAAGTGCATCGGGGTTAGACTTTAATGAGGCAACCTCATTGTTCCAATACTCAATGACCCCTTGCGTTATCCATGTCCCTTCAGCTGAACGGACAGGCTTCTCAGGCGTTTCTAATACTGCATGTCCAAACTCATCGATGTATCCTTCAAAGTTATATTCCATAGGGATAAACAATGAGTATAGCCCTGATAGAGTCTGACCATTCTTATTTCTTTTAGTTACATCAGAGTCAGCGAACAATCGCTTGTAGTTTTCTCCTCCTTTGTCAAGAGCATTTGATGTTGAGCCCATCATACACTTACCAATAATCCTTGCTCCTAGACGAAGACAAGTCTTACGTATACGCCATCCGTTCTCAATGTTCATTGGCTTCTCTAACTTAGCTGCCTCATCCTCAATTAAGAATCGTAGCTTCTCTCCATCATAGGAGTTGTCTGCTGTGTTACGCCAGTCAATCGATGTATCTAGTCCATCAACATCTTCGCCTTGTTCTTGGTCCATGTTCTTACGTGTAATCTTAGATGCAGGGACACGGAAGGCAAGCTCAGTCTTAGGTGTGGTCATACCATCACGCACAGGCTGAAAGAAGAAAGGGTAGTTGTTGGCAATAGGCACAACCTTATCGGTAAACATTTTCTTAGCATCGGGTCCAGTCTTGGACACCATACCAATACGTGCATCTTTAGCTAAAGTTGCAATATTGACAGATTCCGATGATGCCATAAAAGAGAAACCTGAACGTCTATTTTTAAGATAGCACATCCCAAAACATCTAGCATCAGCTTTACATGCTTCCCAAAATAAAAAGAATATTCTATTGGACTCTCTGAAGTCGGGATGACCAACGTCAGTTTTAGTCCATTGAAGATACATGTAGTGGCTACCTGTGATATAAGTCTTGACCTGATTGTTAATGAACCAATAACCATATTCACGACGATCAAACTCTTCTTCGATAAAGTCTACCCATTGATTCTTAAAAGTATTGTCACGCCTATTCCAATCAAAGATTGTCTTGATGCGAGATAGTTCTTTTGGTAAATCAACAGGTTGCCATTTATTGCCTTTGTACGTAACTTTATTTGGAGTTAATGGCAAAGCAACTCTTAGATTAGCTATCTCATAGATATCTCCAATAGTCCCATCTCTAGATATGACAACCATATCATATTCCGGATCCCATCCATACTCCCATTGTTTCTTCTCATTCTTTTTGGCAAGAATTTTCTCAGGAACAATATTAGAAAGGACTTTGTGTAAACTCATTTATTCTTAGCTCTAGACTCAGCGAATCCTCGGTTGGTATTAACTTGATTGTTAACAACGCCTTCAATGATGTTATTCTCCTCCTCAACTCTTTTAAGAATTTCAAAAGCATCCATGATAGCTGTCTTTTTTGCTTGAGCAGCATTCTTTAATTTGTCGGCAGATAAGTCATCATCAGCATGAGTAATGATTCTTTCTTCTGCAACCTTAATTAATTCTTCGACAGCCTTGTATCCAGAATCAATTATCTTCTTCTTTAATTCCGTTATCTTGTTCATTTAATTTAATTGTCAAATTCTTGGTGTACATACGATAAACTTTCTCTCCATCCACATGGAATGGGTACTCAGACTCAGGCTCAAATACAACCCTGTCACCTTCGTTTAATCCTAGCTCTAGCATTTCATCATTACCGAACCTAATAATGCCTACAAGTGGCATCTCTGCATCCGTAGTCGTAATGCCTGACTGGTCGTTAGGAACAGGAGAAACAAATACGTATCTACCTATTCCCTTCCATTGACCATCGGGTTTTTTGTATGCGTATGGGTCATCGATAAAAAACATGTCATCTTTAAAATAATTCCATGATGACTTCTCACGCCCTTGCATGTCAAAGTAAAGTCTAAATGTATTGTGGTGAACTAAGACTAAGTCTCCCTTCTCAATAGGGCCTTCATACCCAATAGGGGTTTCAATAATAATAGCCTCACGAGTAGTAACTAAATGGTCTTCTTTTGATGTAGAAATAATTATACCATTACGGACGTTATCGTATCGATGGCCATCTTTCGACTTGATGACAAAGTATTGAGGTGACCTCATAATTAAAATGAAATATCGTATTCAATTATAACAGGAACATGAGCACCTATCTCTTTCCAAAGAATAATCTCATTGTTTTTCTCAATGTAGATTTGATAGGACCCACTATCTGTAATCTTAATTAAATGAATGATGTAGTTATCATTCAACACGGATTGACTTTGCAAATAATGCATAGCAGATTTATAGTCATTCCCTATAGATAGTTTACGAATTACCATCGTTATCTTTGATTTCTCCGGTAGCAAGGTCAATTAATATGTTGCCATATTTTTGTTGAAGTTCCTCCTGGATGTTATTAAGTTGTTCTGCTGCTTGTTCTGCATTAAAGAGAACAGCTTTCTTTTTGCTTTCTAGACGATGCATTGATATCTCAATGTCTGCAATTGTTGAGCGAGATTCACGTAATGAATTGCTTGCTTCTTTTAGTCTTGTTAATTCTTCTTCTTCTATTTGTGCCATTGTTATTTTATTAAAGTATGTAAAATTACTAATTATTATTATAAGATTTTTCTTCTATTAATTCTGAGTTGTATTTAATGTTTATTTCTTTCTTTAGAGCGGCCCTTCTATCATTATTTTGATAAACCATACGTGCTAATCTAATAAAATTTAAATTAAAATCCCCGTGTCTTTCACATACTCTTATATCATCTTCGATATCCCACAACTTTTCATTTATTGATTTTAAAGCTTTATATAAAGGGTCAATCAACATACGTTCATCTATTGGGTGAATCAATCTAAAATATTCTTTGGAAATATTTTCAAGTTTTGTTTGGTCTTTTATCTTGTCCATCTTAATGCTAAGTATCGACAGTTTGTCAAGAGCTTCTCCAATACTAACTTCTATTGTCATTTTATTTGTATTTGATGCAATATTAATTAATTTTGCTCAATGAAGCAAGCGTACGTATTATATGCAAGTGACTCATATGCTGATACTGTTGAGGCATGTGTAGAGTCATTAAATTATTATACTAGCATTCCAACTCTAGTATATATGCTAAACTCAGACAGGCAAATTAAGAATGCAACCTTTACCATTAGATGGGACTGCGATGTGGCAGAGACTAAGCAAAATAGATTCATTGACCGATCAGATATTAATATCTATAAACTTTTAATTCAACGCCCACTTATTGTCAAGGATGCTATAAACAAATTTGCTTACACGGTGGCCTACATTGACTCAGACTCTGTAGCTACAAAGTATGCACATACTATATTTAATATGTTTGATGATGAGTCAAGCCACCCATATTTTGTGGAGGGCATATATGACTACTTGCACGTAGGAGACAGGGGGGGAGCTGAGAGCAGGGATGACCTAAGCACAACACTTGAGCACCCGGCTTGCGAGCTATTTGGTGTGGACCAATATGTTAGAGAACGCTACAGGCAGACAGGCTACTTTGTGGCTAATAAAAACTGTATTGACTTCTTGGATGAGTGGTACCAAATGTGCACGCACCCAAAGGTGATGGCTAATAATAGTTACTACGCAGCTTATAATGAGGAGACCATAGCCAATGTGCTATTGTGGAAGTATAATATTCAAAAGGGCTTACCATATATTTATATGAACGCAAATTTAGATTTAGTCAACTTGATTAACTATAATAATATTTTTACTGGCCAAGACTATATGATAGGTGATTGGGGTAGGGTGCCTGCAAGCGAGGAAAAGTTACTATTCTACCATGGAGAGAAAAGAAAAGATGAGATGCTAAAAATGATCAGGCCCAATAAAGTATTATACCTAGTTCCTCACCTATCAACAGGGGGCATGCCTGCCTTTGTATTAAAAACGCTAGAGGCTTTAGGGGATAAGATTACACCTTATGTGGTTGAGTACAATTGCTACAGCCTAGACTATGTGGTACAACGAAATAAAATAAAAGATATTGTTGGCACAAACTTCACAACTCTGTATGAGAATAAAATGGAGCTGTTTGATGTAATTAATAAATTCAAACCAGATTTAATTCATATTCACGAACCATCCGAGCGGTTCGATGCAGATGTAATGAGCGAACTCTATAAACCTAATAGACTTTACAAGATTGTTGAGACTTGTCATGATGTCTCATTTGATCCTAAGACTAAGTTATATCACCCTGATGGGTATGCTTTCTGCACGTCTTACCACTTTGATACCTTCGCTCACCTGCCATCTTACAAGCAAGTCATTGAGTACCCTATTGACCAAAAGGAATCAAAGAAACTTCCGGGCATAAATAATGTGGTCAACGTGGGACTATGGACACCCGGCAAGAACCAAGCCGAGGGGATAGAGATTGCCCGTGCTAACCCTAACTTTAATTTTAATTTTGTGGGCAACCAAGCAGGCAACTTTAAAGATTACTGGGAGCCCTTAATGGCTGACCTACCAAGTAATGTCAAGGTGTGGGGAGAGAGGGATGACGTAGATGAGTTCTTAAAGCATGCTAACATATTTATGTTCAACAGCACATTGGAGTGCAACCCATTAGTTCTTAGAGAGGCTATATCTTATGGCTTACCAATTATCGCTCACAACTTACCCGTTTATCGCTCAAGATATGATAAATACATCCAACCGATTGATACAGACCTAAATACTATTACAGCTAATTATAATATACCTGAGTTAAGTTCAACCTATTATTTTGGAATTGAGTACATGGGCTTCTATAAGACCATCTTGCAGAATAAAAAAGAAGACCAAGATGTGCACATATATAAATACTTTATTGAGCAACCATTTCTAGAGATTAAGTCGCCTGTCAACTCTGAGTTTAAGGTGCAATACTTTGACGAGAATAATGTATGTCATTATGAGAATACTATTAACTCTAACTCATGGGTTAGACTAAATAGGGAGTACTATACTGAATGGACCATTAAAGTATTTGAGTATAATGAATTAGTCTACGAGTATAAGTTATCATTAGAAAACAGAAGAGTGTTCATCACCTTAGCTAGTAAGTCACTAGGCGACACCATCGCATGGGCACCATATGCACTTGCATTCCAAAAGAAACATAACTGCAAAGTAATACTCTCCACCTTTTGGAACCATATACTTGACATCCCTGAGATAGAACTAGTCGAGCCTGGCATGGTGGTAAACGATATATTTGCACAATATAATATTGGATGGCACTATGATGAGAATAAAGAACCTGTGCTACCTAATACCATAAAGCTACAAGAGGCGGCCACTAATATATTAGGCTTAGAGTTTGAGGAGCTTAGGCCAAACTTAAAGTTTAGAAAGCGTAAGAATAAGTATGGGCAGTATGTGACGATAGCTACTAACTCAACGGCAGGCTGTAAGTTTTGGACAAGAGAGGGGTGGCAAGAGGTTATAACTTACTTGCATAACAAAGGCTACAAGGTGGTGAACGTCAGTAAAGAAGACAACCCATTTGAACATTGCCAAAAGATAGATGACATCGACATTGAGAATACTATGAGCGTTATCTACCATAGTCAGTTTACCATCGGACTTAGCTCAGGAATTTCATGGTTAGCGTGGGCTATTGGTAAACCTGTGGTGATGATAAGTAACTTTACTACACGTACACATGAGTTCAATTGTATACGTGTAGCTAACGAGAATGTGTGCCACGGCTGTTGGAATGACCCTGAACATAAATTTGACCGTGGGGATTTTGATTGGTGTCCATTTCACAAAAATACTCCTCGACAATTTGAATGTCAAAGGAGTATCACCGCTGAGGATGTAATTAAAGTTCTACCTCTTCCTCTTCTTCAATAATAAAATTCACACCATTCA